CGTACGTACGAAAGTGGTACTAGTTCAGACGGGGAACACGCATCTACTAGTATTATAGCTGAAGATTTAGAATCTTGTTTAATAGCTGCTACTGGTGCTTCTGATAACATCACGGGTATAAATATTAATAACGGAGGTACTGGTTGGTTTAGTGGTTACAGCAGTGGATTAAATCCTAACATTAGACCCCAGTGGTCAGTTGAGTTTAAACTTGAGATGTTAGTACAACAACCCGGTGCTAGAAGTGCTTTATTTGAATTGATCGTAACAAGAGGCGTAGTAACAGGACACAAAGTAATACGCAAAGGTGGGGGCTTTAATCAAGCTTCTTTAGGCACTATCACTCAAACATTTACAGTATATAAAAAGTCAATATTTAATTCAAATTGGACATACGCTAATAGGCCGACCGAACCTCGATCAGTTAGCCCGGATGTATATTTTGAGGAAGATTTATACGATGAATCCGGTACTACTATAACTTATAACTTCGGTTCAGGATTAGCTTTAGATATAGAGCGTAAAGGTTCTATCATTAAAGTTAACGGTACAAACGGTCCTATAAAAGTACGAGTAGAGGATGGTTTGGCAGATCAAGCACTAGGTGTAATACATAGAGAAGTAAACAGTATTACAGAACTTCCTGTTAAATGTTACGATGGGTTTGGTCCGGTGAAGGTAATAGGTGATGTAGATATAGACCAAGATGATTACTATGTAACATTCTCTACTAAAGAGAAGGAGGATTTTGGTGAAGGAAGCTGGATAGAGACAGTAGGTTTTTACCAAGACAAAGCAGATGTAGAAGGAATAGATGTAGCTCTTAACTTTGAGACGATGCCTGTCACTCTTGTTCCTTATTTTAATAACAACAAGATTATTAACTTTAGATTACAAACACCAAACGAAGCGTTAATTGTAGAGCACAACGGTACTTACTATAGATTAGATAAAGACCACAGGGCATCCTCGGTTAATGAGCCTAGTACAGGTGCTGATTGGGAAGAGTACTGGACAGGAGTCCCTAGTATTACACAGGGGTATTTAGAGTGGACGGAAGGTATATCATACTACGGTGCAAAGCTGCCTGAGAAGTCGATAGGGTGGAATGCTAGAGCGGCAGGTGACGACAACACCAATCCATTCCCCTCTTTTGTAGGTCGTACAATACGAGACATCTTCTTCTTTAAGAATCGCTTAGGTATACTTACAGATAGTAATGTTATCTTCTCAGAAGCAGATGAGTACTATAACTTCTTCCGTACCACTACACAGCAGTTGTTAGATAGTGCACCGATAGATGTAGGACTAAGCCATACAAAGGTAGCCATACTCGAACACGCCGTACCCTTTCAAGAGAAGTTAATGTTATTCAGTCAAGGCTCACAGTTTGTACTTCGTGGAGCAGATGTGTTATCACCTAAGACTGTAGCTATATCTCCTGTAACTGAGTACGATCTATCAGATGGTATACAACCTGTAGCACTAGGTAACTATATATACTTCCCCTTTAAACGAAAAGACTTTGAAGGAGTATATGAATACTTTGTTGATAACAATACTGAGACGTTTAACGCTGAAGAAATAACGCAACAAGTACCTAAGTATATTACATCTGATGTAAATAGGATAGTAGGTTCACAGTCTGAGAATACTATTGTTATAAGTACATCTAAAGACCCTAAGACTTTGTTTGTGTATAAATACTTCTGGAGTAATAAAGAGAAGGTACAGAGTGCTTGGATGAAGTTTACCTTTGAACGAGATGTTAGAGGCTTTGACTTTATCGACAGTGACTTGCATTTAATAACAGCAGACACTGACGGTTTGCACCTAGAGAAACTTACACTTGAAGACGGTATAACAGACACCGACTTAGATTATACATTGTATCTTGATAGTAAGGTAGACGGTAGTGCTTTGACTACTAGCTACAATGCTGCTGCTAAGACTACTACTATAAGTGGTTTCCCTTATGATCCTACTAATGTAGCTATATACACGAAGAACGGTCATAACACACCCTTCACTCGTACGTCTAGTTCAGCAGGTACGGTTAGTGGTGATCTTACTTCTACTCCATTCTTTGCAGGTAAGCCGTACAGTATGTTGTACAGGTTCTCCAATCAGACGTTAAAGCAACCAACGGAGCGAGGGGGACGCAGTGCATCTGACTACGCTTATCAAACAATACGTAACGGTAGTATTGACTACGCAGATACTGGACACTTTACTGTTGAAGTAACTCCTAAGTACAGAGATAAATACAGCTACGCTTTTAATCCTGATATCGTAGGAGCCAACTTGACACTTAATCAATTCACACCACAGAACGGACACTTTAGATTCCCCGTACAAGCACAACCTAATGAAGCTACTATCGAAGTTAAAAGTGATAGTGCATTGCCTGTTAAGTTATTAGGTGCTGAGTTTGAATCGATGTTCATACCTAGAAGTAGAAGATATGGAGCTTAGAATAGACGACGCACAGCTCGATATGGATGCAGCTAATTTATACGAGGACTTACGGGAGGATGATATGCTAGAGATACTCGGCTTAAACCATCACCCTAGAGATGCTGTCTATATGTCTTACTCTTGTTCTACTAAGTGCTACAGTGTGAAGGATGAGATGAATAACTTATACTGTTCCTTCGGAGTAGCTCCTATCAAAGGTACTAATATCGGAAGTGCTTGGTTATTAGGTACTAGAAGATTACCTACGATTAAGAAGTTCTTTATTAAAAACTCAGCAGAACGTATGGAAGGATTGTTAGACGGCTTTGATTACCTGACTAACTTCGTTATGCGTAGTAACAAGCTGAGTATTAAATGGTTGGAGTGGTTAGGTGCTGAGTTTCAGGATTGTCAGTTCCAAGGGTATCTGTCATTTGTATTAGAGAGGAAGTAATTATATGTGTACAGCAGTAGCATTAGGTTGGGCAGGTTTAGCATTAGGAGCAGCGTCTTCTGGAGCACAGGCTATAGGTGCTAGGCAACAAGCCAAGGCACAGTACCAAGCACAGCTTCAACAGAATGAGATGCAGCGTCGTATGCAAGCACAAGCTGCTGCGTCGGAACGTACTAGGGCATTGCGTCAGATGACAGGAGAGCGTCTGCAACAAGCACAGCAAGAAGAAGCTATCGGGCGGCAAACTCGTGAAAGAGAATTAGCTACACAAGCAGCTGTAGGTTTAGAACAAGCTAGAGATAGGGGAGTAGCTGGACAATCTGTTACTGCTGTTATGGGCGAATACTTAGCTAACTTAGGAGCAGCAGGAGAAGCACTAGGTAGACAACAAGAATTGATAGGGGTCGGTAAAGGTTTAGCCCTTGAGGATATCGGATTAGCTTCGCAACAGCGTTTAATCAGTATAGACCAACCTATAGCAGAACCAGTGCGACCTAGAGGCCTAGGCATACAAGATGCATTAAGCGTGGCTACTGGTGGTTTGCAAGGTTATCAACTAGGTAGTAGTTTGTCTAAACCCACAGTTCCTAAAACTAAAACAACAGGATAATGGCTGAGAAAAGAGCAGTACCCGGTATACAACCAACAGTAGGTGGCTTAGGTCAATACTCAGTAGGGCAACGTCGTGCTGCTGCTGTCCCTGTACCTAGAAGTAAAGCATTAGATTTAGCTGATACATTAAATACGTTCATGGGTGTAGCAAAAAGCTACGGTCAATTAGCAGATACTCAGAAACAGATCGGTTTAGAACAAGCTCAGTTAGTAGAAGAACAAAACGTTATTGCTGAACTGAAGAAGCAAAAGGATGTAGACGGATTCAGCTTGTTAGCTACTACCAATAGGGACAGAGCATACAGAGATGCGTTGTTAAAGAGACACATCAATAGTACTATGTTGCCTAGCATTACAGATAAAGCTGCTAGTTTATTAAACTCAAAAGATAAGACACAGTTTAACGAAGGTTTACAGAACTTACTAAAGTCTGAATGGGATGGTTTAATTCAAGAAGTAGGTCCCGATGTTGCTAATAGTTTAGCAGGTAAGGCTCTATGGAGTGTAGTTACTAATCCAGTAAAGAATAAATTAGTACTACAATATGAAGAGAACAGGCAAAAGGTAATCGAACAAGAGACTGGAGACCAGTTAAATCAAACACTTAATGTATCGACTAGAGACAAAGGTTTTGATACCGCTATACTTACAGACATAGCTAACAATTATGAAGAGCGTTTGCTAGAAGACGGGGTTGATAAGTTTAGACGAAACGAGTTACTAGTTGATGGATTTTCCGCTAATTTAAAATTATTATTAGCACAAGATAGGGCGAGCGATGCTAAGTCTATGTACGATGCAATGCGTGCTATACAATTAAAAGGTAAAGTTAAAGTCTTCGGTACTAAAGAAGCAGCTAAACAATTAACTCCTATACTCCGTGAAATTAATAATGAACTATCAAGAGTAACTACAGACTCAACAGCTGAGAAAAGACGCATACTTAGTGGTAAGCTTTACTCTGTTATATCAGCTAGTAATATCACTGAAAAAGATGACATGCCAGACGCTAAGTTAAATACAATGCGTTCTGTTATAAGTACTATTATGCCTAAGCTAAAGAAGGATGAAGTAGAGGCGTATGTTGATAGAGCTTTTACTGAGTCTGGTAATTTAGGTCAGAACTTCTTAAATATACTTGACGAACTAGGAAGCACAAGCGACACGGCAGCTGCTCTATATTTTCCTATAGGTGAAAGTGCACTCAAAGACTATAAAGAAGTAAGTGCAGTAGGTGCTTCTATTAAACCTGCTAACATAGCTGACCCTGAAGTAAGAGAAGAAGAACTAGAAAAGTTTAGGATGTATGTAAGAGATAACCCAGATGAAGAAGTTCCTTGGAAAGGTTGGATTGCTTCTCAGGGCGGTCGTGTCGAAAAGTTTGAAGAGTTATTAGAAGAGTCAGAAAGACTTACAGCTGGTAATTATGTGCAGAAGAAAGATTACTTTCAAAATGTACCTATGATTTTAAGAGCACAGCTGAAGTCGAGGGCTAAAGCTTTAGAGGGTCAAGAACTCAACATATCGCAAACTGCTGACTTATATTCACCTGAATCCATTTCCTATGTGTTATCTGAATTAAAAGATAAAGCTATAGAGTTAAAAGACTTAGAACCCGTAGAAAGAGATAAACAACTAAAAGCTTTTTCTATTGATTTAATGGATAAGGAATCTCGTAGGTATGAAGGCATAGCTAAAGCATCTTCTATAATTATATCAAGAGACCCTGAACCAGCTTACACAACTGAACAAGCTAGAAAAATGGAGGTAGAGGGAATTAGGTACGCTTCGCTAGAGAAAGATAGAGTAACAAATAGAGCTGAAATTAATAGAAATAGAAAAAGAATGGTGGAATATAACCACACTAGTTCTTTAGCGTTATCTCTTGCTAGACACGGCTTTGATAGGTTCGATCCTCAAAGTGCTGAAATGTTATCGCTAACAGGCATGGACGGAGCTGATGTTAAATTATTTTACAGTAATTCTGAACTTAATAGATACCTATTAGGATGGGATGGTATTATAGAAAAGGACTTAGCTAGAGAAGAAGAGTTGACTGACGAGGAAAAAGAAATAAGAGCTATATATCAAAAGCTAGGAATTTTTAACAAAGAAACTTTAGAGATATTTGCTAACGCTCAACGCGTATTTTATTAATGAGTAGTTACATGGATGAGCTGAGGCGTGCTAATAGAGACGGCACGCTAGAAACTTTTAAGTACGAACCTGCTGGTCAAGAATCTGAACCCGGTTTAAATTCAATAACTCCTCCTGTTAATATACAAGAAGAGTTACCTGCTGATGTTATAGAGGCTGTTACCGTAGCAGAAGATGAGATAAGCACAGGTAAATATTTACTAGGAACTGGGTTAGGTGCTGCTGGTGAAATAGGAACCGGATTGTTAGCTACTAAACTACATAACTCGCAAAAGGCATTGAAGTGGTTGAGTAGTGCTAAAAAGATGTCGGCTCTTGGTATCGCTGCTCCTGAACCAGCTAGTACCGTTGGAGGTTTAATAGGATTCGGTTTAACAGAAGCGGGTATTTGGGCTACATCTAATTTCATAGGTCAAAGCATTCGTAAAGAGTTCGGATTGCAAGATGAATACTCCGCTGGCGAAGCTATAGCTGCTTCTGTTTTTGGGGTAGGGTTAGTAACGAAGACCGCTGATAAAGTATTTAGATTGAGTCCCGGTATCGGAGCAGCCGACGCATGGAAGGGTAAGGAACTTGTAGTAAACGGTGTTAAAACTTTTATGAGCGGTGCTGCTCTAGGTTTATCTGAATCAGCTTTAAGACAGGAGATAGAAGCACAATTAAACGGTACTGATAGAAACATTTACGATTATATATTCTCATCCGTAGCTGGTGGTAGTTTTAACACTATGTTTACAGTGTGGGCTAGAACAGGTAAGTGGGGAAGAGGGAAGGCTAAAGAAGCTGTTGAAGCTGCTAAAGAAAATTTAGAACAAAAGAAACAGGAACTACAGAAAGCAGTAGTGGAAGCTGATAAGCCTTTACCTACTGAAGTCGCCTTTGGGTTGGGTGGAGGTGCTGCACAAGCTTCTAAATCTGTTCAGAAAAACGTAGCACTTAAACAGATAAGAGATATTGAACAGGCTCAAGCTTCTTTAGATGATTCTATCCAGCAGATTGTTGATGCAGACGCTGCTTTATCAAAACAAGAAACTAATCCTACAATAAAAGAAGAAGTAGACCCGGAGGTTGAGGATGTAACAGCTAAGTTAGAAGAGGAGGGTCCAATAGTAGTAAGGGATGAAGAAGCTGATCCTATTGAAGAACCCTCTGAGAAACTGGAGCCTGAGAAATCTAAGGAACCAGAAGAACCTGTTGTAGAAGAACCACCCGCTAGAGAAAGAACGGTAGAGGATAAAAGAGAAGACGCTTTAGATGGTTTGTTACTTAGAATAAAAAATTTAGACATAACACCTGAGACCGGAAATGCTTCTCAAGAATCAGCTAGAATTAATAGAGAAGGTAAAAGAATATACGACCAAACTTTAGGTACAGTAAACGGTCTAATAAGAGTATTCACTAAAAATCCTACAGATAAAAACATAGCTAATGCTTTATTGAATGAAATAAAGTTCATGCGTACTCTTAATGTTAAGGTTGTTGATTGGTTGAATACTTTAGGAGCTAGAGTTGTACAATCACAGAGAGGCGACTCAGATCAGTATGCTTGGGCTACTAAATACAGTGAGAGAGCTAACTTACAAGATGAGGCGTTGGTTAGATTACAAGCTACATTAGAAGCTAAAACAAGAGGTGTAGTTGATGGAGACGAAGTTGATATACAAGCTATGTTTGATGAATACTTAGCTATACCGGATCAGTTAAAAGGTAGGCAGAGGAAACCAGTAGAAACTGAGGAAGATGAATTTATAGAAGTATTTAAAGAAACAAAAGCAGCGGATGAAATAGATGTTGAGAAACCTACTAAGGAAGTAAAACAAAGCTTAGGTAAGCGTAAGAAGAAGCTGCAAGAAAAACTATCTGAATTACAACAACGATTTGGAGATAGAAGTAAGTTGGCTTTAGCTGAGACTGGTGAAGAGTTGCCTGAAGACGCTGACATTATTGATTTAAAGCAACGCATAAAGTTTTACGAACAAGCAGAAGCCGATGCGTTAGAGTTAGAGAGACTTCAAGATGAGTTGGCTAAGGTAGCTGAGTTAGATGTAGCTCCGTTAGGTGAACAAAGAGCAGCTATTACTCCTAAACCTACAGGTCCTAAGAAAGTAAACATTAAAGCTGCTAAACTTAGAAAACGAATAGCTGCTGTTAAAAGTAACATTAAACAAAGACTAGCCGATATAGATAAAGCTAGGCGTGAGATGTCCGAAGAGTTTCAAGCGGAGCAAGCTGAGAAAGTAATAAACAATAAACTTAATACTCTACAGCAAGAGCTAGACGAACTCCGTACTACATTTGGTAAAGAACCTGAAGAACTTATACCTGCTAAAATAAAAGAAAAAGACCCACGGGTAAAAGATTTAGAAGATAAGATTAAGTTCTATAAGGAAGCCCAAGCTGAAATAAAGAATATAAAAAAGTTGGAAACCGAAAGGGCTAGACTGTTAGAAATAGAAACAGGGCCGCTAGGTAGGCAGCGAGAAGAGATAACACCTAAACCTACAGGACCGAAGAAAGCACCCGGTAGAGTAGAACAATTAAATAAAGACATAGCATTCCTGCGTAGTAATATGCGTAATCGTGTGAATGAAATCGACAAAGCACGAGTACAAATGTCTGACGAATATAAAGCAGAACAACTACGAAAAGCTTACGAGAAACAAAGAAGTAAACTTGAAGGCGAACTCGAAACAATGCGTAAAAGGTTTGCTGATATAGATGCTGCTGAAGAAGCTGCTGGTTTAAAAGTTAAAAAGAAAAAGAAGAAAGACCCAAGAATAGCAGAGCTAGAAGCTAAAGTAGCTTACTATAGAGAAGCTGAGAAAGAAGCACTAGCTGTTGTGGAGTTAGAGAAAGAACTAGCTAGAGTAGCTGATATTGAGGGTCGTAGTGTTATAGGTGAGGTAAGAGCTGAAGTAACACCTACTCCTAAAGGACCTACTAAACCATCTAGATCGCAAGAGCTTAGGAAAAAGATAGCAGATTCTAAAGCTAGGATGCGTCAAAAGTTAGCTGACTTAGATAGAGCTAGAAAACAAATTGAGGAAGAACGATTAACAGCTAGAGCATTTAAAGAACTAGAGGAGGCTTTCTACAAATCTTTAGAAGCAGATGGAGCGGGTTGGTTAACGAAAGGTATTAGGTATATTAGATTGGCTAGACAATTATCTTTAATCGACCAGCTTCCTTCTATTTTCGCAGGAGTACCTACTGGCGTTGGAGCGGTGGCTAAACAATTCTTTAGACCTGTATCTACATTTCTGTACAATCCTTACAACTCTACACTACCTGTCAGAACTAGATTAGCAATGGCTGATGCAGCTGGTGCTTTTAAAGTTATATCTGATTTGAAAGGTTTGTGGGCTGAAGCTCGTCGCACTTTCGTTGAGAATATATCAGCAGTGGATGGTAGGGCAGGTAGACTTTCTGATGAAATAAACCCAAGGTCAATGCCTAGAGGTGAACACGCTTTAGTATCTAGGGCATATAAGTCAGCCGAAAGGAGGGTGCAAGCCTTAGAAAATACAACTAACTGGTTTACTAACGCTATCAAAAACGGTCAGTTCTTTCAGTTATGGACTTTGGGTGTCAGAGGTATACAGACTGTAGACTCAGTTTTCAAGAGACAGTTAATTAAAGGTCGGTTATACGCAGAGTCTCAAAAGAAAGCATTACTAGAATTTCCTAATGATCCAGCTAAAGCTAAGAAAAAAGCTGATGAGTTATATGATAACGCTTGGAAAGATAGTGATGGATTAGCTGTGTTAGCAGATGAGCACGATTTTGAAGACACAGTAAATCAAATTAGAGAAGAATTGTTATTCGCTGCTGATGGTGATTTAGAAGATATGCCTGTAAACTCAGCTGAAAAACTTATTAAAAAGCTAAAAGATTTGAGTAACGATGACGGTAAGTTAGCTGTTTTAGTAGATGCTTTCCTTCCTTATATAGGTGTTCCTATCCGTGCTGTGTATAGAGGTGCTAGGTTTTCGTTAGCACCTGCTGTAGCACCTTTAGCTGTTACGCCGGGTGTTAAATCTATAGCTAACCCTTTCAGTAAAAAGATAAAAGAATTAGATCGTAAGTTAAAAGAACAGTATGAAAGGCTTAGGAAAACGACAGACCCTGAAGCTACTAAAAACATACAAGTTGAAATAGACGATGTAGCACGTAGAAAGTCACAAGCTGAAGCTAGGCGTATTAAGTATAATGAAGAAATTATAACTGATAGTTTGTTATCTACTTCTTTATATTTTATAGGTGGTACAGCTGCTTTATCTGGTGCTGCTACAGGTTCATTAGAGTGGTTGACTCCAGACCAAAGGCAAAAGAATAAGCTAGAGTCTTTCCAGATCATGGGATCAGACTATTCAGCTGCGTTACCTTGGTCGTTCCCTATAGCTTTAGCTGCTGATGTTATGACATGGGCTAGGATAAAAAACACGGAGAGAGAGACGGGGCAGACTATACTTACTAAAGATCAGACACTAGACTTTGTTATTGGTGCTTCCTTTAAAAAATTAGCTGAAGCAATGCCCCTAGCACAAGGTATAGAGACTGCACAAGAGATAGCTAAATTTGAAGGAGATGTAACGAAAAATGCTGTAGCTAGACTAATAGCTAGTTATGTACCTATTCCTGCACAAGCTAGAAAGATAACTCAAACAATACTTCAGGACGGTGTACCCGATTTAAGAGGACAAGGTTATTGGGAAAGGGTTGCTTATGCAGCTTTTGGTATGGGTACTCCTAATGTAAGAACTAATTTGTTAGGTGAAGACTTAGAAAGTTCACATACATGGGTTACTCAAACTATAGTAAGACAAGCACCAAGGAAACCTTTAGACAGGACTCTGTTTGACAAAATAGTCGCAACCGACACACACGGTAACATAGCTAGAAAACCTAGTAACATAGCAGATAGGTTGCCTATGACCGACTTTATAAACGAAGAAGGAATAACATTGGCTTACGCCTTTGATCAAAAGTTAAAGATGACCACACTATACAAGAAAGGTCGTAAGTTAAATATAAACCAAGCTGTTAATGAGTTAATTACTAGTGCTGCTTGGAATAAGAAGTATAATAAAGGTTTTCAGGAAAAAGACGGTGCTTTTGTTAATGAAGGTTTAAAAGATTTAGATCAGTTATTAAGGGATTATTACAACCAAACTACAAAAAATATTTTAAAAGATAAGTTATTCCTAAGTAGTTTTATTAACGATAAGGAAGAGAATCTAAATACTATCTTACAAACAAGAGGTACTATACAAGCACCACAAATAAGACCTATATCTCCTTTTGAAATTCTAACTCAAACTGACTAAGGACTTGCTCTTCTCTCTCAATAATTAATAATATATATCATCATGGCTAACACCTACGTAGACTACACCGCAACAGCTGGACAAACAGACTTTGCTTTTAACTTTCCGTACTTAGAGGACGAACATATTAAGGTTTATATCAACAGTATAGAAAAACTTCCAAGCGACTTCACTATAACGACAACACCCGCTACAGCAGTTGTATTAAACATAGCAGCTAGTGGAGGCGAAAAGGTGAGGGTTCGTAGGAAGAGTCAACCTAATGATGACCTTGTGGATTTTGTAAACGGCTCGGTGTTAACTGAAGCCGAACTAGACAGAGCTTATCGACACACCCGTTATCTTGCCGAAGAAGCCAGTGAGTTTGCGTCTGTATCTTTACAGCTTGAGGGTTCATTGGAAGGTAGTCAGATAACTGACGGTACTGTATCAACCACGAAAATAACAGACGGTGCAGTCACTGCTATTAAGATAGCTGCAAACGCAGTAGACGGTACTAAGATCGTTGACGGTTCAGTTACTGGTAGTAAGATTGGTGCAGACGCAGTAGACGGCACTAAGATAGCAGACGATTCTATAGACAGCGAACACTATGTAGATGGTAGTATCGACAACGCTCATATAGCTGATGAAGCTATTACAAGCGGTAAGATCAGCACAACAGACGCTAACTTTAATGTGCAATCAAATGGGAATGTTGGTATAGGAGGTACACCGGGTTCCACTAACAAACTACAAGTTCATGGGAATATCATAGCGATTGCAAGTACTGTCGAAGTTAGTAACGGAGGTAGTGCGAATGGTCAAGGAATGTACTCTCCTGCTGAGAATGAATTAGCACTTAGTACAGCTTCGATAGAGCGTATGCGTATCGACGACGACGGTAATGTTGGTATCGGTACTACAACTCCAAACGGGTCTGCCAAACTAGATGTATCAGGTACAACAGGTGGTATTCTTTTTCCTAGATTAACAAGTGCTCAACAAGCTCTTTTAACTCCCACCGCTGGTTTAGTAATATACAATACTACTGCAAGCAGATTACAAGTCTACTCTGGAGGGCAGTGGGTAAACTTACACTCAACTTGATCGATGATCGATTCTTTTTCCAGCCTTCTCAACACCGCATTCGTCATAGGTCTTGGCGTTATAGGGTGGATTGTTAAACGTGTTATAGAACGCTTAGACATTGGTGATAAACGACTTACTAAGATAGAGGTGGAGCTTGCTACTCAACGAGAACGAGACGCTGCTGTGGAAAATAGAATAGGTAAAGTAGAGACTGCCATCCATGAGATGCACAACAAATTAGACCGTATGATGGAGATATTAGTTAAACGATAATGAGCTTATATAAAAACATAAATAAAAGAAAAGGCTTAGGCATTAGCCGTAGTAAAAAGAAGTCAACCATTACTCCTAAAGCTTACGCTAATATGAAGCGTGGGTTCCCTAAGAAGAAGAAGTAAGATGGGCGTATCGTTGTCTATAGGTAGAGGCGAGAAAAGTCGTAAGGGTGGACTCACTGCAAAGGGTAGAGCTAAGTATAACAGAGCTACAGGTTCTAACTTAAAAGCTCCACAACCCGGAGGAGGTCCTCGTAAACGTTCTTTCTGTGCTCGTATGAGTGGTAACAAAGGACCGATGAAGGACAGTAAAGGTAGACCTACCCGTAAAGCATTAGCCCTTCGCAGGTGGAAGTGTTAGTATGGCTAGACGACCAGTAGTACGCCCTCATCCCCTTGCGTTTCAACAACGTACGATTGCTGCTACATCTTCCGCTCAAGCGAAGGAGAACAAAGAGAAAGCCGATAACTTGCAAACTAAAGTAACATCCTTAGAGAGTGATCCATTTTTTGTTACCATTGACGGAGGTGGACCTGTCGTAGAGGAAGACGATATATTTGACGGAGGACAACCTGATGCCTAGTTTTACTAAACGTATACAATTAAGAAGAGGTACTCGTGCTGAATGGACGGCTCAGAACCCAGTGCTTTTAGAAGGTGAAGTAGCTATTGAGTTAGACTCTTACCGTAATCGTATTAAGATAGGAGACGGTACTACAGCTTGGAACTCCTTGCCTTACTTTTTGGATGCTCGTGAAGAAGAGGTCGGAGATTACGATGAATTTATTGAAGGCTTGACAGGTGATCCGTGATTTACTAACAAGTGTCACAGTTAACCAATTAAGCAAAACAAGATATGAGTGTATGGTATCAAATGGGACAAAGTGTTAGAAATTTACTAATATCTCTTACTAATACGAGTAAGGCAATTTTAGACACCGAAAGTAATATACAAGCAAGGACAGACGATGATTTAGGAACTATGGCTTTTGCCACTGATACTAATAAATTGTATGTATTTACTGACTCCGGATGGGTAGCAGCTCAATAGTTTTGACAATTAACAACCACTAACATAAAAATTACAAACGATGGCTAACATACTTCAACAAATAGGAACCACTGTTAAATCTAAGTTGGACGAAAAGGTAAACAAGACGGACGCAGTATCAGACTTCTTAAAGTCCATACTCGGATTCCCTCAAGATACCGTTGCACCCGCAGTAGATACAGCAGCAAATATAACGGCTAGAACTAGCGACGACACAGGTACAATCATGTACGGAAGCGACTCTACAAAGCTGTATGTATTTGATGGCAGTGACTGGCAAATCTTTAACAACAGCTAATAAGATATGAGTGATATTACAGTAATAAACGACAGCGAACAATCATCGTTAGTTACTAACGGACTCGCTAAGAATGGTGAGTTGTATTTAAAAGCCAGTGGTAGTACCAATGCAGGTGCTATTGTTGTATACGATAGTGGTTCTTGGAGAACGTTTGCTAATGAATTTTCTCCGGGCGGTTTGACTATAAGCACACTAGACACTGAAGCTACTATACTTGCAAGCAGTCCTACAAATCCGAGCGGTGAAGTAACGGTAGCTTATGCTACAGACACAACAAGACTGTGTGTTTATGACAGCGTCTCTTGGGTAACTTACGACAATAATTTCACAATATAATTAACAATGACTACTATAAATACTTGTACATCATCAACACGCCCTGCATCTCCTTCAGCTGGAGACACGCTTTTTGAAACGGATACAGAATCTCTAATTACTTATGACGGTTCTGCTTGGAAGTCTTACGGGGCTGACAACGGAAATTATAACCTAGACGGAACAAATATAACAAGCGTACGTCCTTTGTGTCACTTTGATGCTGAGTTCTTTAACGGTGTAGATACATCGGGGAATCCTTCCAACGACACATCTATTGATACTTCAACAATATGGAAAAGTAGATTAGATACCTCTATAACACTCTCGCAAGGTGTAGCTACTAGTCAACCTCTCTACAAAACATCGGGTACTAATTCTAAACCTTATGTGTATACTGATGGCGGTGATTACTTATGCCTTTCTAAAGGGTTTGCATTGCCCGGAGAGTTTACAACATTTGCAATCACTGAACATCCCAATTCTCAGCCTTCTACCGTTTTTGGCGGTTCAGGTGTAAGAAATAATCTTTCATCGCAATCGATTCTATATTTTGGGTATAGTGGTAATACTTATTATCTTTACTACCAAGCATCAGGGGCAGCTAACGGTACAGCACCTCTATCGGGTAGTACGGACATGAGGGCATTAATTACTTCACGAGACAGTTCCAGTAATACTAAACTGTTTATGGATGGAGATAATGAAGGATCAGCCGTAGGTACTAACTCATCAACTCAGTTTATCGGGTCAGTATTTGAAGCTGGAGGTGTTACTTACAACAATACTGGTAATGTGTATGAAATGATGTTGTTTAACACTTCTTTATCCAATGCTGATAGAAACGCACTAGGTGCTTACGCTCAAGCTAAATACGGAAGCGGAAATCTTGGTTGGACAAACTTTTAATAATAATAATGAAATACTCAATACACAATACACAAGAAGAAGCGGAACTTGAATTGCAACTATTAAACACGCATTTTAATTTGCCTAACGAAAACGCTAAGTCTTACTCGATTATACAAGAAGCAGAAGGTGTTTTTCGCTTTCGAGTCAAAGATCAAGGTAAATGGAAAGCAGATGATATTGTTTCTAATGTTTCTGAGGTTGAGGGAGAAGCCTCGCTACCTGAATAACACATGGCTACTTTAAACACAGTCACATCATCCACCCGTCCTAGTTCACCAACTGCTGGTGAAACATACTTCGAGACGGACACTAATAAAGTTATCATTTGGGACGGTACTGCTTGGACAGAGCTTGTGTCAGACGGTACTGCTTAACACATTGATTTTTTTATAATCACTAACTAACTAAATACTAATATGCCAGATACATCATCCATATTCTATCAAATCGGTCAATCGACCAAGAGTGCTATTGCAGCAGAAGAAACAAGAGCGTTAGCCGCTGAGGCTACTCTCCAGTCGAACATTACTGCTGAAGCCTCAAGTCGTGCAAGTGCCGATTCGACCCTTCAAGCTAACATCGACAGCGAGGCTTCAAGCCGTGCGTCTGCTGACTCTACCTTACAAGGTAACATTGATTCAGAAGCAAGTAGCCGAGCATCCGCTGACTCCGCTATTCAGGCTGAACTAGACGCTACTCAAAGTGGTGCTGGTCTCGCTGCTGGTGGTTCGTACTCCGCTAACTCCTCAACCAACTACATTACTTCTGTAAGTTCATTGGTTGGTGCTGACGAAGCTCTTGACGGACAAATCAAAACTAACGCTGACGCTATCGCTTCTGAAGCTAGCTCACGTGCCTCTGCTGATTCCGCTTTACAAGCTGAGATTGACGCTGAAGAAACAGCTCGTGCTTCTGCCGACACAACTCTTCAAAGCAATATCACAAGTGAAGCTTCCACCAGAGCCTCCGCTGATACGACCCTCCAAAGCAACATCGATGCTGAAGAGACTGCTCGTCAATCTGCTGACTCCACGCTTCAAACAAACATAACTGACGAGGCAACTGCTAGAGCTTCCGCTGATACAACCTTACAAGGAAATATCGACGCTGAGGAAACTGCACGTATCGCTGCTGTTAGTGGTGAAGCTACTGCCCGTGCATCTGCTGACACGACCCTTCAGTCTAACATTGACTCTGAAGCTTCAACTGCCCGTGCTGCTGAATCTGCTCTTGACGCTGCTAAAGCCAACCTTAGCGGAGCTGCTTTCACCGGTGACGTAAGCGGAACTAACCTTGTACTTAGCGGTAACTTAACTGTTAACGGTACAACTACTTCCGTTCAAACCACTAACTCCGAAATCAAAGACTCTATTCTTTTGATCAACGATGGTGCTGCTGGTTCAACTAACAACTCAAACGACGCTGGTCTTATCATTGAGCGTGGTACTGGTGACGGTGGAAACATCGCTGCTGTGTACGACGAAGGAATCGACAAGTTTGCGTTCTATAAAACATCCGCTACTTCTGCTTCTACTGACATCAGTGGAGACGACGGAAGTGCTACATTGATCGACGTTAAAGCAAACGACGTTGTTCTTGGAGACGGTAACAATCTTGGTTCATTGGCTGACTTTACAGCTGCAATGGCTTAATTGTTTTAAATAACACCAAATGAGTACGAAAGAGAAAAAGGACGCTATGTCATATATATCTTTTCGTCTCAAACGGTCACAGAAGAAGGATGTGGCTGGCATCGCTAATAAACTCGGTGTCAGCTCATCCGCTCTTTTGAACACATGGGTAACTAGAATCCTCAATAATATGAACGGACTAGGCGACCATAGTGAAGAAATACCGAGAGATAGATAGAGATAAATTATCTTAATAATAATATACATCAAGGGGCAGTCCAATCGGGCTGTCCTTTTTTGTTGGTAAAATAACAAAACAACTTATACAATAACTATTATGCTAAGTCATAAAGAAGGAAGTAAGCTACACGATAAGATAGCAGACGCATATCGTAACAGTATAGATATCATGGACGAACACGGAGAGTATAACGCTGCTCTTCTCAACGGTGCTCGTCAGTTCCTGAAAGATAACAACGTTACTATGGACAGTGGTTTAGGTACACCCTTACAAGCGTTGAACAATCAAATAGAAGCGTTACCCTTTGAAGAAGAACAACATCGAGATACCGCCCAAGCTCAAGGACTTTAGAAACTTTCTATACCTAGTTTGGAAACACCTTAACCTACCAGACCCAACAACGCTTCAGTACGACATCGCTGAGTACCTGCAACACGGTCCAAAGCGGTCTGTTATCATGGCGTTCCGTGGTGTCGGTAAGAGTTGGATAACAAGTGCTTTTGTAGTACATCAGTTGCTGCTAGACCCGTCTAAGAACATACTTGTTGTATCAGCATCTAAGAATAGATCAGATGACTTCTCTACATTTACCTTGCGAATCATTCAAGAGATTCCCATTTTACAAGGATTAAAGCCGTCAGAGAACCAACGATTCAGTAAGATAGCTTTTGATGTAGGACCAGCCCCTGCGTCTCACGCTCCCTCTGTTAAGTCATTAGGTATATCCTCTCAGCTAACAGGTTCCCGTGCTGATATAATTGTAGCAGACGATGTGGAGGTAGCTAACAACAGTGCCACACAAGGAATGAGAGATAAGCTAGACGAACAAGTAAAAGAGTTCGACGCTATCATTAAACCCTTAGACACCTCTCGTATCATCTTTCTAGGTACTCCTCAGTGTGAGGACAGTATATACAACAAACTACGAGAGAGAGGCTACAAGAGCCGTATATGGCCTTCAGAGTATCCAGATGATACAGAAGCCATTAACAACTACGGAGGCGACTTAGCACCCCTTATAGCGGATAACATAACATCTGAGACTACTGGTACTTCTACAGAACCTCTTAGGTTCACTGACTTAGACTTAGAGGAACGTAAGATGTCCTATGGACGTACAGGCTATGCTCTACAGTTCATGCTCAATCCTAAGCTATCTGATGCTGATAGATACCCGTTAAAGATTAACGATCTTATTATAATGGATGTAGATGTAGACTTAGCTCCTGAAAAAGTAGTGTGGTCTAGTGACGATGATAACACAGATAGAGAGTTACCTAATGTAGGACTTAGTGGCGACCGCTATAGACGACCCTCTAACACAGTAGGTGATATGATACCGTATACTGGTTCCGTTCTATCTATCGATCCCTCTGGACGTGGTAAGGACGAAACTGGGTACGCAGTAGTTAAGATGCTTAACGGTCAACTATACGTTCCCGATGCCGGAGGTATTAAAGGTGGTTACGACGAAAAGACGTTAAAGCATCTAGTAGCTATAGCTAAAGATAACAAAGTTAATAAAGTAGTTATAGAATCTAACTTTGGAGACGGTATGTTTATGGAGCTTATAAAGCCTCTATTTAGAACAACCTATCCTGTAACTATAGAAGAGGTACGTCATAACAAACAAAAGGAGTTACGCATAGTCGATACCTTAGAACCCGTTCTTAATAGTCATAAGCTTATTGTTGATCCAAAGGTTATAACATATGATTATAAATCAGCTCTTACATATCCTATAGAACAACAAACTAGATATATGCTATTTTATCAGTTATCTAGAATAACAAGAGATAGAGGTAGCTTAGTTCATGATGACCGTCTAGACGCTCTATCTATAGCTATAGCTTATTGGGTAGAACAAATGGCTAACGATGTAGATCAAAGTATGTTAGATCGTAAACAAGAGTTACTACATAAGGAACTTCAAACGTTTACCGATAGCTTCTATAAGAGTAATAACAATAGAGCAGTAGCTACTTTATGGATGTAAACTTTTATAGCTATAGCTTATTAATCGTAACTTCTAAACGTAAACGTAGTACAGCAGTAAAACGTTGATTATAACTTTCTCAAGCCGAAGGAGAGTTGTCAACTGTTAAAGTTTAAAAGGTAGTAAGTAAGAGGTATACATAGCTATAGTAGATTTACCTAGTAGAAGCTCTCAACTTTTGTTATAGTACAAGATTGTTATGGATATAAACGAACAGACAGACACCTTCCAGTACGAGCTATTCAAACTTATACATAGGTTCAGGAGTGAATACGATCTTAACGATTACACTATAGCGGGCAGCCTAGACTTCG